TTCAATATCTTAGCAGCGGAAAATGATGGAACTACAAAAGCAAGTCAAGCACGAGCTAGAAAAGCAGCACAAGCTATTAAAAGAGTAATCACAGATTATAAAAAAGCATCTGTGGCTGAGTCCAAATAATTTCGTATATTATCACAATGAAAACAGAATTAATTGAAGGTAAAGTGTTAATTGCTAATAGAAAGCCACCTGGAGACAGGTGGCAATTAGCTGATGAACCAGAAGGGAGAATTTATAAAAGTATAACTGACACCCTAGAAGCGTATATGCATAAAACAGGATTTAAAGGTCATTATAGATTAGAACCATTAGAAAGTAAATTATACGCTATTAGTAGTGAAGAAGTAGAAATCCAACCAGAACCAATAAAAACATATTCTATATATGGCGAATACTCAGACCCAGGAAAATAGTTTATTAGTAGAAAAATATAGACCATCTAAGTTAGAAAATTATGTTGGTAATGAAAATATTAAGGAATCAATATCTAAATATCTAGAACAAAACGATATCCAGAACTTAATTTTTTACGGGCCAAGTGGAACTGGAAAAACTACTTTAGCCAAAATTATAATTGGTAACCTTGATTGCGATCATCTATATATTAATGCTTCTGATGAACGTGGTATTGAAACTATTAGAGATAAAGTTTCCGGTTTTGCATCTGTTGCTTCATTTAAACCTCTTAAAGTAGTTATTTTAGATGAAGCTGATTTTCTTACAATCCAAGCACAAGCATCACTTAGAAATATAATTGAAACCTTTTCACGTACGACAAGGTTTATTATGACTTGTAATTTTGTAGAGCGTATTATTGATCCTCTACAATCTAGATGTCAAGTACTTAAAATTGTACCTCCTACTAAAAAAGATGTTGCTAAACATTTAGCTGGGATTATGGATCAAGAAGGTATAGGATTTGAAATGAATGAATTAGGGGCTATTGTAATGCAACATTATCCTGATTTAAGAAAATGTATTAATACTATTCAACTATCTACTCAAGATAGTATGTTAAATTTAGATCAATCCATATTAGTATCATCTAATTATATAGATAAAGTAATTAATGCTTTATCAGAGGGATCTAAACATAATAAAATAGATTGTTATAATGATATACGTCAAATTATAGCTGATGCTAATGTAGATGATTTTGATGAATTATTCAGAGCACTATATGAAAGGTCATCTGAATATTTACAAGATAAAGAAGGTACAGCATCTATTTTAATAAATGAACATCAATATAAAGCAAATTTCCGAATCGACAAGGAAATAAATACAATGTCGTTAATTCAAAACTTAATAAATAATAAATAATTATGCAACAAGCACCACAACAACAAGGGCCAAACATTGATTTAAAAAACACTACTGAAGTTAAAAATTTTAATGGTGGGTCAATTTTTCAACAAGGAGTAATTTTACGTAAAGTATCTCGTTTTGTAGCAGGGACGGATGAAGATGCTCTACTCCCAATCCCAGTATTTTTTGATCCTGAAACTAATAAAATTTTAACAGATTCAGTTCCAAAAGATTTAAGGGAAGAAATGAAAGATGAGCTTTGCTAAATGAAGAATATCTTTGATTGGTTAAAATGTATTAATACTACTAAACCTCCTATCGAGTCATTTTCTGATAAAGATTGGGAGGTTTGGAATAGTTATATGATCCATAGATTCATCTCAATGAACCCGGATTATATTGAAATTGTTAACTATGTACAAGATTTTCCCCCACAAGAAAAAAAAATGATATATTCTATTTATAAAGAATTTATCCCTAAAAATAATAAATGGAATAAGTATATTAAATCTAAGGTAAAACAACCCAATAAAGATTTAATAGACCATATCAAAAATTACTTTGAATGTTCTTCTAAAGAAGCAAAAGAATATATAAATATATTGGCTACCCCAGAAATAAGTCGTATATTAACGAATAGAGGGTTAGATAAAAAAGAAATAAAACCATTATTAAAATGACAAACGAATTATAT